CACTAACACTGAAACTGTCCGCATGGAAAGCACTTTCGGCGATCAAGTACGCGGTCTGAAAGTTTACGGCTCTAAGGTCGTTACTCCAGATGCACTTGTAGTTGGTAAGTGGAACTAAGTTAGAAAACTAAATAGAGGGCAGTACTTGTTATTCAAAGTATTGTTCCTCTATTTTTTATCGAGACACTCATGCCTAAAAAAACTAACACGAAGAAAGACGATGTATTCATTCAAGCCAAAGAAGACTTTGGTGTAAGGCTGGATAGACGGCTAACGCTTGCTCAGCTCGAAGAGCAGATGCAGCAGCTAGCTAAGAACAAAGCAAACCCTCAGCCAGCGCAGAAAGAACTTGTCCCAAAACGGGTTAAAAACGTGATTACCGGCAATGAGTTCGAGTACAACCCGATATTTAAAAACAACCCCGATTTACAAATAATCGAGTGGGAGACTGACAATGGCGACAACTAAAGTAAGGGACATATTAGACAGGGCTGGAATTATCCTTCAGGATAATACGAACGTCCGGTTTCCAAACGACGAGCTTTTAAAGTTTTTTAACGATGCACAAAAAGAAGTTGTACTGCATAGACCTGACGCAAAGATGGTTAACACCTCGTTTGATTGCGTAAGCGGCAGTAAGCAGACTCTTCCAAGTGCTGCGTTACGATTGATTGAGGTAGTGCGAAACGTAGGAGGTCGAGCTGTTACCCAAGTACAGAAGCGCATTCTAGATGAGACGCTTCCTAATTGGCATGAATCGGTAGCAGGCTCGAATAAGATTGAACATTTTATTTACGATCCAGCTGATCCTAAAAATTTTTACGTGTACCCCAAAGGTGCTGTCGGCACACATTCTTTAGAGATTGTTTACAGCTCATCTCCGCCAGAGATTTCAATATCCAATTTTGAAACGGACGTGCAGGTAATTAGCATTGATGATGTCTATTCAAACTGCCTATTGGACTACGTGCTTTACCGTTCGTACCAAAAGGACTCCGAGTTTGCTGGCAATGCATCGAGGGCAATGATGCACTATCAGAGCTTTGCTAATGCACTAGGTGTTAAGACTCAGGCTGATGTCGCAACTACTCCGATCCCTGCTTCTGCTGGCTCGGTTGGTGCAGTGTAATGAAATATTCTGACCTAAATGTGTATGTTCGACCCGAAGCACAGGGCGCTCCCGACTTTATAATTGAACGGGCGATACGCGATTCTGCGATAGATTTTTGCAGTAGGTCAGATATATATATGCCTGAGCCTGAATTTATGACGGTTATTGCGGGTGTTAACGAGTACGCGGTATCTTTACCGTCTGGCACTGAGTTAAACCACATCATCGATATATTTAGTAACACTACCTCGCTTAAGCCTACTAGTTACAGCGAGTTGTTACAGAGGCTAGGAGACGAGAGCACCAGAGGTTCTCCTCAGTACTATTCCCAGCGTGACAACACCGACTTTTATTTGGCGCCGATTCCTTCGGCAGCGTCTAGAATCCGCGTTGTGTATTCGGTTAAACCCACCTCTACCAGTTCAAGCATCCCCGACACAGTTGGCAAAGAGCATAGAGAGTTAATCTCTCACGGTGCTTTGTATCGGCTCCAGATGATGGGTTCGCAGCCGTGGTCAAACCCAAGTGCTGCCGGAGTTAATAAGCAGTTGTTTGAGCGAAGCGTAGGTCGAGTAATTCGCCAAGTGAAATATGGCTTTAGCGGTGGCTCCTTAACCGCCAAATCGAGGGAGTTTATTTAATGGCATATTTAACGACCATTGATCTTGTTCAGGGAGATCAGCTTCCTGAGATAGAGATCACGCTGAAAGACAGCAACTCAGCTCAGACAGGATTCATACTGGACCCTGACGACCCGACTACGTTTGCCGCATTAAACCTAACGGGAGGCTCTGTTAGAATGCGAGTCAGAACGGTCGGTCAGGTAGGTTTAATAGACACGCTTCTCGCGACAATTACCTCGCCGACTGACGGGAAGGTAACATTTGTTTTTGACTCGGATACTTTAGCTACAACAGGGGTTCTAGAAGGCGAGATCGAGTTTACCGATTCAGCAGGTCGCTCACAGACCGTCGTTGATTTAATAAAATTTAAAGTTCGATCACAGTTCGGATAAGCCAATGGCTATCCATGCTTCGGTAAAGTATCGATCACTTAAAGCTGGCGTCACACATCAAAGGCTTCAGTTAACCGCGTCGATAAGAAAGGCTGCTGTTGCAGTCAGCCAGAAGAATGTTGTTGCTTCAATATTAAGCCGCCAGATATCCCCGTCATTTAGCTTCGCAAGGCTAACAGCTATATCTAGCTGGCAAAATCTTTATCTGCATGACGTTCACGTTAATGCCGAAAGCACCATATACGCATTTGGCGACTCGTATGCGTTTTTGGATGCAGCCGTATTTGTCGTTGATAAATCTCTAAGCGATAGCTTTGGGTTCCTGTCTGAGTCTTTTTTCACTGTAGGCAAGCAGCTAGAAGATACAGTTTTTTTCTCAGACGTGGCGTCCTCACACTCCCACAAAGGTGCGGCTGACGTATTTGTATTTTCACACCGCCTTGCCTTTGATGCAAATACTTTAAAGCAGTCAGAATTTGCAGCGATTGACCAGATTTCGGTAACAAGACAGCCTTACAACTTTGTGTTTTCTCAAAGCGGGGGTGCTGTCAATGTAACAGGCGAGCCACACGATTCTTTTGGCTTTGCTGATAGCATTAGTTCCTTCTCGGCGGCGAAGTCTCTTCAAGATTTCTTTTCACTTGATGACTTTTTGCTGGCTGAAAAAGATTCAGAGGGTGCGAAATCAAACGTATTTGGCTTAACTGAATACTTAGAGTCTAGCTTCGAGAAATTTATTGAGAGCGAGCTGTTTGGTCTTGCCGATCAAGCGTCAGTGGCTTTGTCAAAAGCCCTCCTAAACCCTATAATAGTAGAAGATTTGTTGACTTTTCATGCGTCGAAGTCAGCGGTAGATACATCCTCAATAAGTGACGCAGCTACACTGTCCCCATGGATCGGAAAGTCTGACAGTACATCTATTGTCGATTCTCTTGATTTCGAGCATGTCGTACCTAGTGCGCTTCTGAATCAATCAATGATCGGTAATATTATTTTAAATGCTTGATAGTCTGGAGACATAACATGATCGTTGATGATCTAAAACTTAAGGGGCATCTGACTGTTAATTTAATTGCATCAGACGGCGCAATCAAAGAAACGCAATCAATCCCGAATTTGGTAGTTGCTACCGGCAAGGCTTTTGTAGCTTCGCGTATGGCTGGAACCTCAGCTAGTGTGATGAGTCACATGGCAATTGGAACATCTAATTCCGCAGCAGCGGTTAGCGATGCAACTCTTGGCGCGGAGGTTGCTCGGGTAGTCTTGGCTAGCACATCAGCCGATGGTAACAATGTAACTTATGTAGCAACATTCCCATCTAACACTCCGACGTCCTCGGCTGGTGTTGTTGAGGCTGCAATACTAAATGCTAACTCTGCGGGAACAATGCTGTGCAGAACTGTTTTTAGTGTAATCAATAAAGCCCCCACAGATAGCCTTTCTATCACTTGGGTAGTATCAGCTAGCTAGGAGCCATAAATGGCGATTCAGTTCTCGAACCAAGCTAGCACTACGCTGGCTAGCGGCGCCTCCTCTTCGGCAACGTCGCTTAGTGTCACAGGCGCATCTTCATTCCCTATCCTAGGGGGCGGGGATTATTGTTATGCAACCCTAGGGGCTGGGACGTCTTCAGAGATTGTGAAAGTTACCGGAATATCTGGCACTACATTTACTGTGATCAGGGGTCAAGATAACACAACCGCTACTAGCCACTTGGCTGGCGCTGATGTTTCATTAAGGGTTACAGCTGGAGCCTTGGAGGATTTAAGGGATGGCGGTCAGGTTTATACTGCGGGCGCTGGACTTAATTTGTCAGCGAATCAGTTTAGCCTTGCTAACAACTTTGCCACAGACGTAACCTTTTCAGCGGATATAATCACAGCGACAGCCGGAACAAGCAACTTCCGTGCAGGCTTTGATGCTGGCACTAATCTCGCAAGCGGTAGTACTGGCAATACCTTCGTTGGTGACAATGCGGGTAAAGATACCACGACGGGTGATAACAACGTGGCGGTCGGTAAAGGTGCTTTAGAAAACAACACCACAGCTGTTGCAAATGTGGCTGTAGGCATGGAGGCTTTACTCCGCAACACTACCGGACAGAGTAACTCTGCAATTGGTTTTCGGACGCTGTCTTCAAACACGACTGGCAGTAATAATATGGGCATTGGTCAAGCCACTTTACGCTACAGCACAACCGGAAATAACAATTTAGCAATAGGTGTACAATCTCTATTTCGAAATACTACCGGAACTAGCAACGTCGGTCTCGGCTTGCATGCTCTATACAATAACGTCACTAGCAACTACAACACTGCATCTGGCACCCAAGCCCTGAAATTTACCACCGCCGCTGACAACACGGCTATGGGTGGTCAAGCGGGAATGGGTGTGACCTCGGGAACTTTGAATTCTTTTTTCGGCAGATCCTCTGGCTCTCTAGTAACTACCGGCAGCAGAAATACAATCTTAGGTGCCTTTGATGGAAATGAAAACGGCTTAGATATAAGAACGTCTAGCAACAACATTGTCCTTTCGGACGGTGCAGGCAATCCTAGATTAAGCATAAATAGCAGTGGCGCTGCGACTTTCGCTAGTACCGTCAATGGAAGAGATGTTGCTGCGGACGGTGCAAAGTTAGATGACATAGCTGCTGGCGCAAACAACTACACACTACCTTCTGGCTACGCGACTGAAGGATTTGTCAGCAACCAAATCACAGCGCTTGTCGATTCATCTCCCGCAACGCTTAACACACTGAATGAGCTGGCTGCTGCGCTCGGCGATGACCCTAACTTTGCCACCACAGTAACTAACAATATTGGCACTAAACTCTCTTTAGCTGGCGGTACTGTAACAGGGAATCTCTCTGTAACCGGCACAACAACTTCAGGCAAATTAATACTAGGCTCAAACACTGTCGGTACAACTTCGGATATTGCCTTGACGGCGAATGCAGCAATTAATGCCGTAAACAGCCTGTCTTTTGGCATGACGGATAATACAGGCAGCTATTTCCGGTGGATGTTTGGCAACACATCAAACACTGGTGGCACCGCTGGCGGTGTTGAAAAGATGAAGCTCGACCCGTCAGGGAATCTAACATTATCAGGCACAGTAGACGGAGTAGACATTGCCGCTCGTGACGCAGTATTAACTAGCACAAAGACTACTGCGGATGCCGCACTGGCTAACGACGGAACTAGTACAGGCAATTATTCTACGTCAGGACAGGTCCAATCGGGTAGGGGTTCTGGTGGTGTTGCACTTACTATTAACGATGGATACGGTAATGCAAATGTAACATTTAACCACCTAGGCGGAGTCCCTGAGCAAACTGGTAACGCTGCACGAATTGAGTTTAATGCAGATAGCGCCTCTAATCCTACAATGACTTTTGAGCTAGGCACTGGTACAGCAGGGGCTGCTTTCCAAACTCCTACTATTTTGACTTTAAACTCGACGGGTGCAACTGTTACTGGAACTTTATCTGCCACAGGCGGCAACTCCACAAATTGGAACACTGCTTACGGATGGGGTGATCACGCCGACTACGGGCTAGGTATTTCTGGTTTTCTTGAGTACCCAAAGAGCAGCATTGATGACGCTAGTTGTCCGGCTGGGTCTTACAGAGCAATAAACACTAATCCCTCGAGCGGCACAAGACCTGCGGGTTTAAGCTTGTACGGATATATACAAGTGTACTCGTATGCCTCCACCGAGAAGATGCAGGTGTTTACTGATGTCAACGGCGACTCTGCCACAAGGCTATTAAAGTCAGGGGGCAATACGGCTTGGAAGTATCGCTATAACTCGCAAGGTCGAAGCGCTCCGAGTAATGATGCAGATGATGCTATTGAAGGCGGGATGTATAGAGTAACGAGTACTACTTCTAATACACCGTTATCAGCAACAGGTACTATTACGGTCTCACGTTCTTACGGCGTAGTTTCACAGGTCTGGACTAACGGCACTACTTTCCAGTTTCGACGTTCTACTGACACAGGTGCTACTTACAATGCTTGGAAAGAGTTTCTTCACGATGGGAACTTTGATCCGGCGGATTACCTACCCTTAACTGGTGGGTCTCTGACTGGAGCCTTGAAGCTTGGCGGTCAGATAATGAACTCTGCCGCAACTCTACAGGTAAATGGCTTCCAGCGCACAGGTAGTATCTTTCTACACGAAGGCGGAACTAGTCCAACAACAGTAAATAAAGAACTCCAGAATGGTAGCGGTTATCTTAAGTGGGACAATTATCAGGTGTGGACTTCGGAGCATATGGACTCCCCTAGTTCTTACGGACTAAACACTACCTCCGCACCTTACATTACAGACCTTACAGTATCTCTAGTTAGTGGGTTTTACAGAGGTAGAGGTGACTTAATTACAGGGTCACCAGATGCCTGGGCGTATAACGCCACGATTCAAGTGATGGGGAGTTCGGCTCTTCACGCTTACGGGATGGTCTTCATATACACAAGATCCTCTCCCAGCCAACCTAAAATCTGGTTCGGTATTCGTGCAGGGGCAACAGGGACAATTACGTGGAAAGAAATAGCTCAGGCTGCTAAATACCTGCCTTTAACTGGCGGTACGATGACGGGTCAGCTGAACGTACAACATTCAGGTACGGATAGTATAAATCTAAGGAAGACCGCAGATACAAGCTACAACGGCTTAACATGGTCGGATGCAGCGGGGGCAAGTCGTTGGTTACTCTACCAGACAAATAACGCGCAAGGGGATTTATCCCTCCAAGGGCGGAGAGCGAACGGTGCTTACCAGCATACAACGTTTGTCATAAACAATAACACTGGTGTAGTGGATTTCAGAATTCAACCTACGCTTAACGGAAGTGCGCTACTCTCAGCCGCAACTGTGCCGTCCTTACGGAATCAGACAGATGTACCCTCTACTACTTGGAACAATCATCCTGAAGTCATTAATGTCTACGACAATGCCCTTCTAGGTTCTGAAGGTGGTTTTAAGACAAGCTGGGTTTGGAATGGCTACCGTAATAACGCTGGTGGGTTTACCTACAGAGGCGTGAACAGCAACACGACTACTGCTTCTAACCTTGAGCATGATTCTAGTGGGCTATATTGGAGAGCAGGGGTTGCTTCAGGGACTACTCTGCCTCTTAAGTTTTCCGTCGCTAGTGACGGAGATATGACACTTACTGGCGGTATCACTGCTGGTGGAGACTCAACAATCACAGGTGACCTAACTGTACAGAATACAGATGGTCTGCTAACGATAAGAGACAACACCAACGGAGGCGCCAATGCTGCTTACAAACTAGCTTTTGATGATGCCTCTAATGTAGAGCGTGGCTCAATCAGTTCTGTTCTAGGGAGTGACACACTTTTAGTAGACTCGCTTGGGTCAGTTGCTCTAAGGTACGCTGGAGTCGATAAGATTACTACTAATGCTAGTGGGGCTTCCATTCTCGGTAATGTTGACGCTGATATCTATACAGGAGATGCGTACAAGACGGCTAACTCCATCCTTGGTAACAACTATATAAACAATGGGGCGGGTACAGCAAACCACATTACTTGGGATAATGGTGCTGCTGTTAATCTGTACTACAACGGGGTTAACAAACTACAAACCACGAGTATAGGGACAACCGCTTACGGTAGTAGCAGAGCCACGGATGGCGCTACGGCTTCCTACATAGACTTCGCTGGTCTGTACACTAACAGATCACTGTCGTATATCAGGAACACCCATGCTACTGGTAGCTTCTACGTTAATGCTAACAACTCAATCCGGTTTAGAACTATTGCGGGTCTTGATACTCTGGTGCTCACCATGGCGACTCAGAAGGCTACCTTCTACGGCGACGTGGATGTTGCTGGTGATATCAAAGAAGACGGAACGCTCCTAAGTGCTAAGTATGCCCGATTGGGTTCAGCTAATAACTATAGCAACACCAGCGGTCTTCAACGTTTTAACACTCAGGCTTCGTCACTAATCGAAGGTACTAGCTCCGTGAGTCATGGGTTGGAGGTTCTTGCTCAAGCAGGATCAGATGCTTTCATGCAGTTCCACATATCAGGGGACTACGCTGTAAAGTTTGGTCTTGACGGCTCTACTAATAAGCTGGCTGTTGGCGGTTGGTCAATGGGTGCTAATGCTTACGCTATTTACCACGAAGGTAACAAGCCAGCACTGGATGACCTTACGGGAACTGCTGCGGACTCTGCCTTGCTTGGCGGTGTAAGCCCATCAGTAAGTGACGTTGTAAGCACTATAGTGAAGCGTGGAACTACTGGTGATGTACATACTCGGCTGTTCAGGAGCACCCATGGAAATGCCAGCTCTGTTACTGCTGGCGCAGCCATAATGATGCGTGTGAACAATTCAACCGACAACTATCTCAGACCCATCACACAAGCAGGGTTTCGTGCAGAAGTGACAGACGGTGTTTATGAGCCTGTCAACACCATCCCAACTTCAGGTGATTGGTGGAGTGGTGGCTATTCTAAAGTGAATACAGACGGTACTCACGAAATCGGTAAGTACATTGATTTCCACTCCACTTCCTCAACTACTGCTGATAACACTTATCGGATGACGAATACTGCTAGCGGGCAGATGTCCTTCAGCGGCAGTCTAACCGCCGCAGGTAACATTACAGCTTACTCTGATGAACGCCTTAAGAAAGGCATCGAGACCATTCCTAATGCTCTCGATAAAGTATCTCAACTGAAAGGTGTCACGTTCACGGATATAGCAACTGAAGAGAAGCGTACTGGTCTGATAGCTCAAGATGTGCAGAGGGTATTACCTGAAGCCGTTATGCAGCCTGAAGGACAGGAGCATCTCGCAATAGCCTACGGGAACACTGTGGGTCTCTTAGTAGAAGCTATCAAAGAACTTAAAGCTGAAGTAGATGAACTCAAATCGCAATTGGAGAATAAATAATGGCAGTAATATGGGCGGTATCATCAACAGAAAGAGAGACTACTAATAACGGTATAACTACGGCGCATTGGATAGTAACAGACTCAGAGGACGTAGGCACTGATCCCATAGTAACACACTTAGGTAGTAATTCTGGCGTTTGTAGCTTCACACCAAATCACGACTCAGATGACTTCATAAGCTACGCAGATATTACAGAAGCTGATGTAGTTGGTTGGATAAAAGCAAGTTTTGGTGCAGATTGGGTTCTCGAAGTAGAGACTTCTGTAGCTACTCAAATTGCAGATTCAAAAGCCCCTCCAATTGCTTACGGAGTGCCTTGGTAGCATGGCATTACAAACATCGGGGGCTATTAGTTTTTCACAGATTCAGGCTGAGTTTGGAGGGTCCAATCCCATCAGCTTGTCGGAGTATTACCGAGGCGGCACCCATGTACCTACTACTGTTGGCGGTGCTGCTGGTGCTTGGTCAGCATACTATGGTAACACCTCTTCTTATTACTGGGAGGTTGAGCTTAATCAGGTCATCAGGTGGGGCAACGTAAACGTATACACCGGAGTCGGAACCTCAGACATATTTACAGTAGGCGGGTACGACTATCAAAAGGGTACGCTTTATGCGTCAGTTGCCGGAGGGAAGTATGATCCTACTACTTACTACTACAGGCTTCGGCGGCGAACTACATCGACTAGTGTAACGGTTAATACTGGTATTCCGTCTAGTGGTACAGTTGATATGGCTGACTTCTATGGAGGAAGAAACACATGATTACGGTGACTGAGTGCAATGAACTACCTGAAAGTTTTGACTCCCTCTTCGATCAATCCCTTGAGTATCTGGATCGCGAAACCACACTTGACTGGAGGTACATGGGCAACCCTAGGGATGCCGCAGCCAAGAAGGAGAAGGTTCGCGAGATTTACCAAGATCATATCGATGCTAGTGAATCCCTTGTTGTGTGCTGGGAAAAGGATGGAGTAACAATTCACATTGGCGCCGGATCAATAAAACCTAAAGATGACAAGTACATTCAATGGAACTATGGGCTTTTTGGTAAGGATGCTACAGGTAGCAAGAGCTTTCTTCATGAACCCGAGTACGTCAGAAAAACTGCTGAATTCGTTCGCAACACTTTAGGGATGGATGGTTACTCAGTCAGCTGCCAGAAAGGAGGCAGCATTTATGACTACCACTTTTCAAGGGCAAATGATTTTGAAGGTTTCGAGAGGTCTGGAGTAACTTACACCAATCCAGACATCGCGCCCGAGGTCACCCTAGCTATCATAAGATATAGGTATCTGGATTAGCTATACAAGGTTAAGGAAAAATTATGAATGTACGCACAGCAGAAGAACGCGAGCAAGATTTTACAGCGATGGGTCACAGCGTTGAGCTTATATTCAATGTTATCTCCGGCGACGCAATGGCGGGCGAGGTCGGATTAGAGCGACAGTCGTGCGTAGATCGAAACACTGAGCATCTTAAGCTAATGGTTGCGCTTACGGACTGGGACAACGAAGACATGACAGCTTGTAATTTGGCAATAACTGCGGGCAACGGCTACACCGCGTCTTAATTTATAACTAGAGGTATACATGGGAATTCTAGCGACACTACTAGGCAGCGGAGATGTCCTGAGCAAAGGTCTTGATCTTATAGATGGCATGCACACTTCCGACGTAGAGGCGATTGAGGCAAAAACAAAAGCCAAGACTGACCTGCTTAGCAGTTACGCTCCATTTAAAGTAGCGCAGCGGTACTTGGCTTTGATTTTTGGCTTTACCTTTGTCTTGTCGTACCTAATGGTGCTTTCCTTGTTCTTCATGGGCAAGGAGATCAGCGCTGTTCAGGAGCTTATAACAGCGTTCAAGATTGATTGGATAATGCTGACCATCATCGCTTTTTATTTTGGCGGAGGCGCTTTCGAGGGCGTCATGAATAAGAAGGAAAAGAAGTAATGACAGGCTTTAAGTTACAAACATTTAGCGGGCAAGCCCCTAAAGTGTATGCCAGACTACTGCCCGACGATATGGCGCAGGTTGCCACTAATTGCAGGCTTGACTCCGGTCGCTTGGAACCTTGGAAAAGTAACTCGCCTAGCTCGATAAACTTTGCTACTGGGGCTATCTCATCTGCAACTAAGAGCATATACAAGCACAGCTCATCTGTATGGATCGCGAGTAACTCAGAGCTTGATATCGTTAGGTCGCCCATCGCTGAAGACCCTCACGAAAGAATTTATCTGACAGGGTTTAGCGGCTCAGCTGGGTTTCCGCAAATGACTACTGCTCAAATAGTAGGCAATAGCACGTACTACCGACTGGGCATACCTAAGCCTGAAGATCTAACATCAGTAACCTTATCCCCATCGACCTCTGCAAACATTGATACCGAGGTTCCGCAGGCAAGATCATACATTTTTACATACGTGTCTTACTACGGAGAAGAAGGAGTTAACTGCGACGCGGAAGCCGCTCAGGTTGTGACTGTTCATACGGATCAATCGGTCACTTTAGACTTTCCTCCCAACCCGTCTGGCAACTATAACCTTCTAAAGAAGCGCGTATATAGGACAGATGCAGGAGGGACATACAGATTTGTTGGTGATGTCGCAATTGCAACAGATACCTTTACCGACAATGTTTTGGATGTAGCTCTTGGCGAAGAGATTCCAACATCTACGTTTGATGCGCCAGCCGACGATACAGCCGCCGATCATCCCGAGGGACCAATGCTGGGCTTAGTCTCTATGCCCAACGGAATCCTTGCTGGGTTCGCTGGTCAGACAGTCTTTTTCAGCGAGGCATTTCAACCTCACGCCTACCCTGACGAATACAAGCTAACAGTTAAGTCTGACATCGTTGCTCTCGCCCCGCTTAACACTGGTCTCTTAGTACTAACTAAAGAAAAGCCAGCAATCATTCAAGGTCTCGATCCATCGTCAATGAGCATGATGGAAGTGGACAGTTCTTTATCTTGCGTGTCTAAGCGATCCGTCGTTGATATGGGTGAGTTTGTTATTTACTCATCCCCTGACGGTTTGGTTATGGCGAATGAAAGTGGCTTGAATTTGATTACAGACCAGACCTTTACCAGAGATCAGTGGCAAGAATACACACCGTCATCGGTGGTTGGGTTTCATTGGGAGGGGCACTACGTTGCTTTCTACAACAACGGAACTGAAAGCAAAGGTTTTATCTTTGATCCTAGGGGTGGAAAAAACTCATTCGTCAAACTGGACTTTCATGCAACGGCAGGCTTTAACGATCTAGAGTCAGACAGTCTTTACTTAGTTGTAAGTGGATCTCTGGTAGTTTTCGCGGAGGGCACGTCTAACGAAAGTTTTACTTGGCGGGGAAAGAAATTCTACAACCCCAGACCAATCAACCCTGCTGTTGCTAAAGTAGAGTGTGACAGCTACAGCCCCAACCCGACATTTAAGCTATATGCGGATGGGCAGCTTAAGCACACGCAGACTGTCACCAGCAGTAACGCCTTTAGATTACCGAGCGGGTACAAGGCTAATGAGTTCGAGATAGAGTTAAGCGGAGCTGTGCCCGTTAATGAAGTGTGTGTTTATGAAAGCGCGGAGGAGATAGGTGTTTAAATCAACGAAAAAAGGAAACATGCCTGTCCCACAGAAGTGGTCAGGACAAGATCGCAGATTTGGTGAGACGCTTAAGAATAGCGTTGATGTTCTGGCTGGATTTAATGGCAATCCTTTAGATAGGGCTATCACTGCTAGGGACTTACTTGACAGCGGTATTGCAAGACTCGCAGTTGGTTCGATTACCTTCTCTGGCGGATCTAACGGTCTGGCTCCAACAGGCAATATCCCAACGTATGATGTCCCGCCTGCTCCTACCAACTTATCGGCTCGCGGCGCATTTCAAAACATTATTCTTACATGGAACTTAGAGTCATACATAGGTCACTCTTATGTGGAAGTGTACAGGCATACGTCAGACGTGATTGCTGACGCCAGCTTGACCGCGCAAGTAAGTGGGGCGATTGTAGGTATATACAGCGACTCCACCGGACCAAGCGCTGACTTTTACTATTGGGTCAGAGCCGTTAATGAAAACGGTGTAGCTGGACCGTTCAACTCCTCAACAGGGACTAGGGGTCAAACAGCTGCCGATGTAGACCTCCTACTTGGTGTGTTAACAGATGCAATAACTGAAAGTGAGTTAGCGACTGATCTCCAAACAGAAATCGATAAGATCTCTGGAGACATCTATGTTGCTGGATCTGTTGCCTCTCAAGTTGCTGCTGAAGCCATTTTGCGAGCCGCAGCGGTCAGTGGTGAAGCCACTGCTAGAGCTGCAGCACTTAGCGCTGAGGCTTCGGCTAGAGCTACAGCCATCTCGAGTTCTGCCGACGCGCTTCAAGCGCAGCTTAATGACTTTACAGGTATAGCTGCGTGGGACAGCGCTGAGTCTTACAGTATCGACGATAAGGTACGGCACGATGACAAACTGTGGTCAGCAGATGCAGCGAGCAGTGACTCTGAACCTACCTATAGTAATGGTGCTAGTACCAATAGCGACTGGGAACTTACTGGTGACTATACAAGTCTAGCCTCTGTCACTGCTAATAACAGCGCGGCGATTACAGCAATTAATAACGTGTCAACCGATAGCTCTTCTGCTGCTGCCGTTGCCTTTAAAGCCCTCAGCGGTGAAGTCTTTGCGGCTGATGGCACATCACTGTTAGCTACAGGGTCCGCCCTGACAGGCTTAACGACAGATGTTCGTGACATATACACTGCTGCTGATGGTGACGATCCAGCATCAGGTTTGCTAGCTTCCGCTCAAGCCTCGATTACAGGTCTCAATGGAGAAGTGTTTGCAGCTGACGGCTCGTCACTCTTGGCAACAGGATCTGCCCTGACAGGCTTAACGACTGACGTTAGAAGCATTTACACGGTAGGAGATGACACGGTAGATCCGGTTGTACCTGCATCAGGTATTTTGGCTTCGGTACAGTCAGACGTTACAACTCTCAACGGTGAAGTATTTAATGAAGACGGTTCGTCTTTACTGGCTACTGGCTCAGCAGTTACTGGTCTTACGACTGATGTTCGTTACATATACACTGCTGCGGACGGGGATACAGCTGCCTCCGGTATATTGGCTTCAGTGCAATCTGACGTTACGACCCTCAACGGTCAAGTGTTTGCGGCTGACGGTTCGTCGTTGCTCGCGACGGGTTCAGCTGTATCCGGCTTAACTACAGATGTTCGTGACATATACACCGCAGCAGATGGTAATACGCCAGCTTCAGGAATATTGTCTTCAGTTCAATCAGACGTTACGGATCTTAATGGCGAAGTGTTTGATGAAGATGGAGCGTCTTTGCTAGCAACCGGATCAGCTGTCAGCGGATTGACTACAGATGTTCGTGATATCTATACAGAAGCTGACGGTGATAACCCTGCATCTGGAATATTGGCGTCAGTTCAGTCAGATGTAACCGACCTAAATGCCGAAGTCTTTGCAGCTAATGGGGCGTCCTTGCTAGCAACCGGACAATCCGTCACCAGCCTTACAAACAATGTCAATACAATTTACGATGCTGACGGTGGCGTAGACGATGATGGAAACGCAATTCCTTCTGGGCTAGTTGCTTCTTCTCAAGAGGAAATAACAGCGTTGAAAGGCGCAGTATTTAATGGCGATGGCGATGTAAAGCTAGCGTCAGGATCATCTGTTTCCACTCTGACTAACAACGTGAATGCAATTTATGATGCCGACGGTGGTCTAGATGGCGATGGAAACGCAATCCCATCAGGTCTTTTAACTTCCGCGCAATCCTCGATTACCGCCCTACAGGGTGCAGTATTTGATGAAGATAATGGAGTCAAACTGGCTGAGGCGGCGGCTGTAGAGACTCTAGAGACTGAGGTCTACGGTGACGGATCTGCTGGAGCGTCAAGAATCGATGGTTTGTACACGGCTTTGTTCGATGATGAAGGGGACTTGTTTGCCTCCGCATCAGCGCTGGAGGCTCTAGACACCGCTGTTACGGGTGAAGGAGGTATTGCATCGAAGGTCACTAACATTGCTGCGGCTATGTATACAGATAGTGACACGACAGGCTCTTCGCTATTTGCTACGTCAGCCAATTTAGACACTGTCACGGCGCAAGTATTTCCTGACGGGTTAACTGAAACCTCTCGAATATCTCAGCTGTCATCGGCGCTATACACAAACGGCAATCCAGATGACGGCGTTAAGCTAGCCTCTGCTGATTTTGTATCCAATATAAACACAGCAGTATTTGGTGACGGCACTACGCAAACAGCATCAGCAAACAAGGTAGATACGCTTCAGGTCGTCGTCGAGGGCGCTGATGGTAATGGCGGAATAAAAAACGCTATAGAGACTACTCAAGAAATTGTTGGCGATTCTACATCTGGTCTGCAAGCTCAGTACACCGTCAAAATCGACACCAACGGAGCAGTTGCAGGCTTCGGGTTAGCAAGCACCTCAAATGCTGCGGGGAATATTACTTCTGAGTTTATCGTAAATGCAGACCGCTTTGCCATTATGAGAGGTGGCAGTAACGCCGCAGCAGCAACAATACCTTTCGCTGTAGTCCCTGCGGGAACGGTTGATGGAGTAAATATTCCTGCCGGTGTCTTTATGACGGATGCGTTTATTAGAAACGGGACAATCGTTAACGCCAAGATTAAGAACCTCGCCATCGATGACGCGAAAATTGCGAGCCTTAACGCAGACAAAATAACCGCTGGGACTATAGACGCAAGCAAGGTGACGCTGTCCGGTGTGTCGCCTTCGTTTCAGATCAAGAGCGCAACTACCGGACAGCGCATGGAAATGGACGCCGATGTTATTAGGGTCTTCGACTCAGGCAATGTACTTAGAGTTAAGCTAGGGAATCTATCGTAATGGCATACGGCTTAAAAGTCTGGGATGCAAATGGGAATGTCAGGCTGGACATTGGCGATAGGGAGTGTAGGTTTGTAGCCTTTTACACCGGCACTGTCGCCGCTGGAGCTACTATTACTATTCCTGTTGCGGGACTGTCAACAGACGGGACGTGGGGCTTAAATGAGCTACAGTTTGCAAATTATTACATTTCTTTTTCTGTACTTTCCGGCGCGTTCCGCCTGACAAATTCGAGTAGTTATCAAAGCCATCAATACAAGGTTCAGGTGTTTAGAATATGAGCTACGGAATCAGCGTCTCAAGTTCTGGTGGATTTATGCAAATAGACGGTACATACGAAAACCTCGCCGTCTTTGCAAGCGGGACAGCTACAGCAAATGTAGGGAATGTTTATTCACCTGTTGCATTCCCCGCTAACACTCCGGCGGACTACCTTATTTTTGCAAAGCCATCGATTGAATCAGGAGATAGTTCGGTTTGGTTTTCGGAGTGGACCGAGAACTCGTCATATCCCTCTTTCATTTTCGGCTTGTCCCGTGAGTCGTTAAGCAGTATAGCTGTTGACTGGATAATAGCTATTAGGACATCGGCGGCGCCCGCTGCCAATAGTTCAGGCTATGGCTTAGAAGTAAATAAGGCTAACGGAGATCAGGCTTTTAATTCTGAAAATGGAAATTTCAGATGCCAGCAAGTGTCGTTTGAAGATCTTAATAGTCTTCAAGAAACTTCCAATAGTATTTTTTCAGTATCCAGTATGTCTGGAGTTTACGCCCTTATGAGCGGCAAAGGCTTTTTGGGAAGATTGCAATTTGCTGCGGCACCTGCTGTTTTAGCAACGGTTATCGCCTGTTCAAGGTGGAATTATGCGGATAACACTATTCGTACACGGGTAGCATCACAAGTGATTATTGCAAATCAAGGTGGCTTTACCTCTATTGGGGGCGGATTTAGAACGAATTTAATAGGAACTTTCGGATGATAAAAGTAGCAATGGTAAATACTAACGGTGAAGTTGCTTATACGATAAGCCCTGCTGTTGATGACATGTACGTCGATGGGCAGACTTATCATGGCTGTGTGGCTAGGCATATAGGCTACGAATCTGATGATCAGGATGTTCTTGCGACTTGGGTTTGGAGTGATGGTTGGCAGACACGGGATTCGCAGCCCTCTGCATATCATCAGTGGCTGGAATCCGCATGGATATTTAGTGCTTCTTTGTTCTGGGAAGGTGTAAGAGTTAGTAGAGATATCAAACTATCAACTTGCGATTGTACGCAAATGCCTGACAGCGCCTTATCAGACTCTAAGAGGGCGGAGTGGACAGTGTATAGGCAGGCTTTGCGAGATATCCCTCAACAGTTCTCCGGCGTTTCGGATGAAGACTTAGTTAGCTCTTACGAGAATGAAAGCTTGTTCCCCGCAGAGCCAGAATAGGCGCAGTTTCTTAGTAATTCACTTGATTTTAAAGTATCATAAGGGTATGCGGGACTCCGACCCTTCGGAACATCTCTCCCCGAATCAGCTCCTCGTTAACCAACGAATATAGCTTAAAAAACCAAACTACTTAAAGGCAGTGTCTATGGCAATTGTCGTGCGTCATCCGTCGCTAGAAGACTATGCGGTTATTAATACTCTTGGCAAATGGTTCCAAGAAAACAGCAACTTCAAGAACTGCGGATGGTCCGACGGAAAGGTTTACGGCTTAGTTAAATCAGCTGTAGATCCTGTGTCAAACACTCTGATATTGATTGCAGAAGATGAAGGTGAGGTCATTGGGTTTTTTATTGGGCGGGTCGTTGAGTACTTCTTCTCAGACGAAAAGATCGCAGAAGACTTAGTGATGGTATTTAAGCCCGACCGCAGAGACGGTATAGGCAGCACGGTCAGCGCGATGATTCTTGGCTTTAAACTCTGGGCGATCAGAAAAGGAGCCAACGAAGTCAGTGTAGGGATCACCTCGGGCATAGCTGGTGATGGCTATAAAAAGTTACTGGAACGCCACGGCTTTAATGAAGCTGGGGTTTTATTAAAAAGCGAGGTTTAGCGTATGTGTGGTGGTGGCGGCGGAAGCGATCCAAAAGAAATGGAAAGTAAGAATGCGTTAGCGCAACAAGCTGCGAATGCATTGAGTCGTTACGGCGATGTGTTTGTCCCGTTAGAAAATATGTACATCAATGACACTAGAGAAATGTTTGCTGACGGCGCATCTAATCAAGCCATGGCGGCAGGTCAAAACCAGACCTCGGCAATATATGAGCAGGGCTTTGGCGATATGCGCGGCGCTCAGTTCCAGATGGGTTTAGACCCTAACTCCGGCAGAGCCGTAGGCGAGTCAAACGCCCTTCGTGAAGCTCAGGCTAGAGGCATGGGACTTGCCGGATCAGATGCTGGTCTTTCCTACACGGATGCCGCTTACCAAAACTTAGGTAACGTCATTCAGATGGGTCAGGGCTTACAGACACAGGCTGTGTCAGGAAACATTGACCGTATGCAAAGCAGCTTAGACAGAGCGGGTTCTGCGGCTAAGAGAGACTTTGCCAAATCGCAGAGCATTGCCTCAATCGCAGGCACAGGAGCGGGCATGGCGGCAGGTTATGGACTGGGAGGATCGGTCTAATGGAAATCATTGACAACATTTTTGATTCGTATCTAAGTCGGCTTAGTAAAGACTCTGCTTCTGAGGTGGCAGATTTTTACAGACCCCAAGATTACAACGCTTATTCAAACATAAATCCAAACAGATATGCCGGTGTCAAGGCTAAACGTAACCCCGGAGACAGGCTTTACGCGGACCTTATTCGGGCGCAGACGCAAGATTACAATCAGCGTTTTGCACCTGTAGAAAACTTTATGGCAAATCAAATCACCTCAACAGGTACGAGGTCGTTAGCAGGAGATCTGACTAACACCCGTTCAAATATGGGCGCTGCCGTGACCAATGTTCAGGGTCAGCAGGACCGCGACATGGGTCGTATGGGTTTGCAAGGCAATAGCAATGTAGCCAACTCGACTACTGCTGTAGGCGGTTTGGTCGGTGGTCTTAACGACACAAGATTGCGTGACGGTGATCGTCGGCAGAGTCTACTGTCAGGTTCTCTATCAAGCATTTCGACAAAGGCAAGGAGCGCAGGCAAATGACAATGATTGCGGTAGGGCAAGGCTTACGAGGTATTGCCAATAAAGGTATGGGCGCGGTCGCCAGAGCTGAGTCTGTTGAAAATCAGCAGAGAATGGGCATTGAGGCGCAGAAGACTGCCGCTGAATCCCAGACTTATGGCACCGCTGCGGGTATTGGTGGAATGGTTGGTGTTGGCAATATGGCGGCGAATACCAAGGCGGCAACAGATGCTGTTGGCGTACTCAATACTGGCATAAAAGGCATAGGATCTGCGAGCTTAGAGGGTGGAAGCCTTTCGTTCACCCCCGCTGGAGGTGAGGTTCTGAAGGGCGCTGAGGCAGCCAAGGGCTTGAGTGATGCTGCATCGACGGCAGATGGTACTCTAAAAACCCTAGAAACAGTAAAGGCTGGCAGCGAAGTAGTCACGGCAGGAGCCGAAGTGGCGACCGCCGGAGAGTCTTTGGCTGCAGCAAACGCAGCAGCAGGTAGCACCGGCACCATGGCAACTTTATCCACATTAGCAGCTCCGATAGCTATCGGCTTAGGTGTCGCTTTTCTTATAAACAAATTATTCGATTAGGTATACATCATGAGTTTTGCTGACGGATTTAAGAGCGGCTTTGGCTTAATAAGTAACGTGAAAGACAGAGAGGTTGCCGAAAGAAGACTGGATCAGCAGGCTCGGCAAGGCGATCTTGATCGAGACGCGACGGCTTTATACAGGAAAGCTCAGACCGACAATCAGTCTGAGCTAAACCGTATAAGAGACATCGATGCCGAAGCACGTCTTCTTGCAGCAAAAAACAGAGGCGCCGATTCCGAAGCACGTCTTCTTGCAGCAAAAAACAACGAGACGCAGCTTGGTCTGGATAAGATCAAGAATGAATCTCAGGCGAACTTGTATAACGCTCAAGCTGACGCTCTTAATCAAAAGACCGGCGCAGAAGATAAGCGCCAGTCCAATATAGAAAAGGAAGAGGGGTTTGCCATAAACGCGCAAGCGTTAGTAGACCACCTAAAAAATGGAGGAGACGCTTCGGCTAGAACCCCTGAATGGAATGCTCGTACAGATGAGCTTTTTCAGGCAGCAAATGGTGGGCTAACGAATCCGTTTGCCGCAGTGAACCCAGATGTTGAATCTAACGGCGTTGCTTTCAAGAAAGTGTTGACGGCAATGCAGAAAGGTGAAGACGCGGGCAGAGAAAACGTGACCCCGATAATTAATACACTGATCCGGTCGAGCAATGAGCGGCAAATTGGCACTGAGCTGACAAAGGAAAACACTCCAAACGCGGGTCACCTAAACGGGAAGGGCTGGAAGATAATAGGAAAAGAAGTCGCCCCTGACTGGCAGATAGTAGACGGAATGTTAACGGGCACTGTTGATGTGACGGTACGGAATGCGGCAGGCGATGTCACCGTGTATAACGCGATGTTGAGCCGCAGTCGAAGCGGGCAGAAGATAGATGATGCGGGGAATCCAGTTAACAATCCCGATGGATCACCGGCTCCACCAGTACCTGTAGGTATTCCAACAGAAGATCTAATGAGCGCAGCTTCGGGTTATTTTAAATATGCTCAATATATCGGGCAGTTTAAAGATGAGATTTATCAAAGCGCAGCCAGACTTTATGACGAACGAAACGGTGCGGGCAGCTTAGAAGCTAAAGCCAACGAATATGTCACAAATTTTCAGCGTAAATATGCTGTCGGCACTCTGGCGGGAGAACAAAGCCCGATCAACGGTCTGACAAACGCTGAGCTGGCATCTCCTCAGCATTTTAACAAGCTCGAAAGGTATGCTCAGTACTCCGTTCTCGATCCATCTAAGAATGCAATTAAGCCAACAGGCGCTGCCGAATCACTTCTTAGTCAAGTAGCCATGATTCCTGACGTTAAGGATCTTGAGAAAGACATGAACGACCAGTTCGGCAGAGGGTTAACCCGAGCAGAGCTTTTGCGCGCGCAACAGTATTTTTCACTAGATCAAAAAACAAACAAGTTA